ATGGTGAACAAAATTAACAACACAGAACAAGCCGTCAAATCGTGCATGGAATGCAGCGAAATGCAGGAGGTGAGAAAGAAGTTGCGGATTTCGGAGCTCTTGACAAAAGCGATCAAAGGGTTCGAAGCGAGGTTGGACGATCCGGAATTTAAGCTGACCTTGAGCGACTATCTCAAGCTGATCCAGATGGAAAAGGAACTTGACGACGAAGGGCCGAAGGAGATCAAGGTTACATGGATCGACCCCGAGGTAACGCCTGGACCCACGGAATAGAGTACCACCCGCTGCCCTCGCAGAAAACTTTTCACGCGTCCAACGCAAGGTTCAAGGGTTTTTCGGGTCCGATCGGGAGCGGAAAGAGCCAGGCACTGTGACAGGAAGCGATCAGGCTCAGTTATATGAACCCGGGCCGCCTGGGACTACTTGGGGCCCCGACATACCCCATGCTGCGCGATGCGACGCAGGCGATCTTATTCGAGATTCTGAATGCGAACGAGGTTCCGTTTGAGCACAACAAGGCAGAGAACACGCTAGTGATGAAACATACCGGGTCGAGGATTCTGTTCCGTCCCGTAGATGAGTTCGAGCGATTACGCGGCACGAACCTGGCCTGGTTTGGGCTGGATGAACTGACTTACACGCAGCAAGCGGCGTGGCTCCGGCTGGAGGGGCGCTTGCGCGACCCCAAAGCGGCCCGGCTGTGCGGCTTTGCGGTGTGGACTCCGAAAGGCTACGACTGGGTGTACCGAAAGTTTATGTCGGACAAAGCGGACGCATACGACACCATTATCGCGAAGCCGTTCGAGAACCGGTTTCTTCTGGACCAGGTCCCGGACTTTTATCAAAGGCTGAAGGAAAGCTACGACGAGAATTTCTATCAGCAGGAAGTGTTGGGGTCTTATCTCAACATGACGGGGGGGCTGGTTTACAGCTCATTTTCGCGGTCGGTGCATATCGCGGATCTGCAGGCCGAGCCCTACTTACCGGTGTTCTGGGCCCTGGACTTCAACGTCGATCCGATGAGCTCGCTGATCGTGCAGATCGTACACGGAAGAGTGCGGGTGCTGGATGAAATTGTGATCCGGCACGGGACCACCCAGCAGGCGTGTGAGGAGTTCTTGAAACGGTTTCCCAAGCAGCAGGCCGGCGTCGCGGTATATGGCGACGCATCTGGATACAAGGAGCAGACGACCGGCTCATCGGACTACCAGATCATCCGGGAGTATTTCCAGATCCACGCCAGCACCTCGGCGCAATACCGCGTGCCCAAAGCGAACCCGAGCGTACGCGAGCGGATCAACCTGACCAATTCGAAGCTCAGATCGGCGGCGGGGGAAATCGGGATTCAGGTGGATCCCAGGTGCAAGGAGCTGATCAAAGATCTGGAGCAGGTCTGCTTCAAAGAAGACAGCAACCACATCGATAAAGACCGTGACAGGCTGCGCACACACCTGTCCGACGCGTTGGGATATCTGCTCTGGCAGGAATGTAAGCCGCTCGGCAGTATCGGTGAGCGCCAGGGGCGAATACTTTGAACGAACCGAATATCAACCGGGAGCATCCCGAGTACATCGCCCGCAAGGCGATGTGGAGACAATACAAAGACCTCTACGCGGGCGGGGAGCGGCTGCGGGCTAACGCCTCGGAATACCTGGTGCGACGTCACAAGGAACCCGGCGAAGTTTACGGGGAGAGGCTCAACCGCGTGTTCTACGAAAATTACATCGGCTCCATTGTGGATTGGTACGCAGCCACGCTGGTGCGCCGGGAGCCAATGCTGCTGTTTGATGGCACCGACAGCGCGGCGAAAGATTTCTACAACCGCTTATCGGACGACTGCGATCTGAGAGGCACCGGCCTCAGCGAGTTTTTCAAGCGGCGCTTTGTGGATGCATTGGTATGCGGGTCCAGCTACATCGTAGTTGATTTTCCGCGGACCAACGGTCCAGTCTTGACACGCGCCGAGGAAGACGCATCAGGGCGGTCGCGCGCCTACCTGGTGGACTATGGAGCGGACGAGGTAATCAACTGGAACTACGATCACACCGGCGGACTGGAGTGGGTGGTTATGCGAACCTCTTGCCTGCAGCAATCCAAAGTTAGCGCCCCGAAATGGGAAAAGGAGACCCGGTGGATTTATTACGACCGCGAGAACTTCCAGATCTACCGGAAGACCGACGAGTCGAGCCCGATCCAACTCATCGATGAAGGACGGCACGGGCTGGCTTCGCTGCAGCGAGTGCCGATGTTCCAGTTGCAGGTCAGCGAAGGCTTGTGGCTGACGAACAAGGCCGCGCTACTTCAGTTGGAGCACTTCAACAAGTCCAACGCGCTTGCCTGGGCGTTGACGATGGGCTTGTTTGCGACGCCGGTAATCTATTCGGACCGCGAATGGAACCAGATTGTGGGCGAATCCTACTATATCCAACTGGGACCACAAGACCGGTTCGGATGGACGGAACCGGAGGGCAAGGTTTATCAGATTGCAGCCGACAACCTGGTGCAGTTGAAAGACGAGATCTACCGGGTTTGTTATCTGATGAACCAGGCCGGGGATTCGAGCGGGGGGTACCGGCATGCGTCGGGATTCAGCAAGCAGTTAGATTTCAACACCACGCAGGAGGTGCTACGCGGTTACGGGGACGCCGTAAAGGACACGATGAAGCAGGTGTTGCGGGCCATTGCGGCAGCGCGGCAGGACGACGTTTCTATAGGCGTATCCGGATTGGACCAATTTGACATCGACGATTTCAGCAGCGAACTCGACGACGCGAAGAAACTGCTTGACCTGGGAATCGGCTCGGAGACTCTAAAGAAGCAGGTCTTCAAGAAATTGGCTTTCAAATACCTTTGCGATGCCGGGCAGGAGATTAAGAACCAGGTGGCAGAAGAGATCGACGCCAGACAATACCCCCAATAGGAGATTTATGGAAGGAACCGACATACAAGCGATCGTGCGAAACACGCTTCAGGAATTTATGAGCTTGGAGCAGGCGAAAAGTGAGCCGGCCTACAAGGCGGAGCTCCAGGAAGAGCGGAAACGAAGGGAGCAACTGGAACGCCGGCTGAACGAATTGGTGGAAGAGAACAAACGCACCCGGAAAAGAGCGGAGGAGGCGGACCGCAGTTCGGCGGTGCGCGCGGAACTGCAGCGGCTGGGCGTGGGCAAAATCGACCTGGCATTCAAGGCCGTGCAAGATGGGATCGTGCGCGCGGAAGACGGGCGGCTGGTAGCCAGGAGTGAAGCGGGCGACGTGTCAGTGAAAGAGTATCTGACGGCGTTCGTCAACGACAATCCGGAGTTTCTGCCGGCGCGAATCGCGGGCGGCAGCGGGATGACCGCGAACTTGAAGGCTCCAGGGACGGGACGGGAGGCGGTGGACATCGAGCGAATCCGTCCAGGCATGAGCGCAGAAGAAATGCAGCGGGTACGAGAAGAAATCGTGCGCGTGGCGTCGCAGACCCTTCGGGGGCTGTGAAATCTAGACCCGGCCCAGCGGCCGGCAACACAAACACAAGGAGAATGAATGGCAGCTATTACCTCAACTAACGTCGCAAACGCGATTGTGAAGCTGGTGGCGGCGGACGCATTGCCGGTGCTGGTAGGGAGCCTGGTAATGGGCAACCTGGTGAATCGCGACTACGAACCGGTGCTGGCGCAAGCCGGCGATACGATCAACGTTCCCATTCCACCGACGATGGTGGCGAATAACATCCTCGAAGGTGGGACGGTACAGACGCAAAACCCGAGTCTGGGGAACGCGCAAATCGTGCTAAACACACACGCCGAAGCGACGTTCCAGATTCCGGATGTGACCAAAGTGCTAGCGGTTCCGGACCTGCTCAAGATCTACATGGAGCCGTCGGTCGCGGCGATCGCACAGAGAATCGAGAGCGACCTTTTGAACCTATATGCCGGCTTCACGGCCAATACCGCGGTGGGGACGCCGGGTACGCCGATTACGGAAGCAGTAATAGACTCGGCCGAAACCGCGCTATTTCTGGCGAAGATCCCCAGTAGCGAGCAGAAGTTTTTCGTGGTGGATGCCGGGACGTACTCGGCGTGGCGCCAGATTCCGCGTTTCAGCGAATTCCAGACCGCGGGCGACGCCGGTGTCAAGGCTATCGTGGGTGGAACAGTGGGGAAGATCAAAGACTTCTTTGTCTTCCGCTCACAGTACGTGCCAAAAACCGGCAGCAGCCCGGTCACGACTCACAACCTCGCGTTCACCAAAAGCGCGATCGGGCTGGTCATCCGCCGGCTGCCTCAGCCTCTACCCGGTACAGGAGCGATCGCAGAATACGCCGAGCTGGGCAATTTCGGCATGCGAGTCGTGATGAGCTACCAGCCGAATACGCTGGCGCAGCAGTTCACCGTAGATGTCCTCTACGGCTGCGGCGTTTTGCGCAACATTGCGGGGGTACAGGTCAACACGTAATGTGGTGCGGGTAGTGATAAGGGGGCGATCCACTCGCCCCCAGCAAACACAAAGGAGACGGGAATGGATCTGAGAGCCTATTACCAGAAGATTCGTGAAATCGAAGCAAGGATAGAGGACGCATTCGCAATCGTGGTGAGCCTGGAGACCGGGGACGGCGGTAAAGGAGGCATCGCGACGGAAGTATCGCGTGCGACAGCCGCGAAGATGGTTGTGGAGGGCATAGTACGCATGGCGTCGGCGGAGGAAGGCGCGGAATTCCTGACGCAAAAAGCCGAGGCCGTACGGGTAGCCGTGCAGGAAGCAGCAGCCGGACAAGTGCAGCTTTCAGTAGTATCCACGAGCGAGCTGAATCAACTCAAGGACGCCGTACGCTCCCTGCGGGAATAGGCAAAGCACATGGCTCTGTTTACCGATGGCTCCATTTCCGGCCTGGATGACCTGACCGCACAGGACGCGCAGCTTTTCGACGTGGCCACCGTCGAAGGGATCGACGTGACGCGAAAAATGGCTTTGGCACAGGATGAACTCGGCCTGCAGCTCGTCGCAATGCTAGGCAGGCTCAGCTTTGCTGATCAACCGCTATGGCTTGCCCCACAAGTAAGTCTTAGTCGCGTGGTGGTTACGGCCAGTCTGAAACTGTGGCACACGTATCGCGCCTTGGAGATGGTTTACATCGACGCTTACAACAGCCAGTTGAACGACCGGTACGGCGCAAAACGAGATCAATTCCACCAGATGGCCCAATGGGCGAGCGACAAGCTCGTCGAAATCGGCATAGGTATCGTGACAAAGCCCGTTCCTCAGGCGGCAACACCCCAGATCACGGCAATTCCAGGCAGCCTTCCCGACGGGACTTACTACGTCACCATGGCGTGGGTAAATAATTCGGGTGAAGAAGGAGCGAGCGCCGTGCCGGCGGTTGTCACCTCGGCTGCGAGCGCGCTCCAGATTCAGCCTGAGGATCCTCCGCAGAACGCGGCGGCGTGGAACCTATACGCTGGCGACGCGGAGGAAACGATGGTGCTGCAAAACAGCTCGCCGATCGCAGCCGGACAGATTTGGCAACAGTCTGCGGCTTTCGCCCAAGCGGGCCAGAAGCCGGGATCGGGCCAACAACCAACCTATTTGAAACCGACGCCGCGGGTCATACAGAGGGGCTGATAATCATGAAACTAGGCAGCGCCGCTACGGCGACGATCATCCAGCGGATCACGGCGCCGAGCGGAATGAATTCGATCCTGGGAGCGCTTGCGGCGCCAGACAGCTCGCTGGCGAAGCCGGTAAGTGTAGGGCAGGTCCGCGCGCAAAATGTGGCGGCCGAACTGGCAGAGCGCAGTCAGACGACGACGTATCCGTCGCTCAACGTGTACTGCGAGAAGATCGCCAATACGCTGAAGGAGAAGTTTCGGAGTTTTTCCGGTAGCGTCCAGATGACGATCGAGGTACGGCATTCGCAAGACCGGCTGGAGGGGCTTCAAGATGCGCTCGAACTATACGTCGACTCCGTGACCCAAGTTTTGGACGCGGAGCGCGGCGACTGGGGGAGCGGCATGTTTTACGCCGGCGGATATGAAGTGACGCTGGCAGCCGTCAAGCACGGTGGGAAGAACTTCGCACAAGCGGCGAAAATTACATTTCAGATTGGAGTGAGCAGGAGCTAATATGGCCTCTTACATTTCCTCGAATGCGAACCGGTTCTATACGGCGCTGGAGAGCGTATACGGCAGTGCGAGTGCGATTCAATCCAAGAACCGGATTCCGGCGCTCAAGCTGACGATTCAGCAGCATCTAGAAGTCACCCAGCGAAAGGACAAGACGGGGAGCCGCACTTTTCCTGGACTTCCCGTGGGAGGGCGGCGGCGCACCAACTTCGAATTGCACACTTTCTTGACAAGTTGGCAGAAGGCAGCGGGGGGGCCGGGCTATGGTCCGCTGTTCCAAGCGGCCCTGGGCGGAGCGCCCCTTGCATTTGCCGGTGGGACTGTCAACTCGAGTGATGCCAGCGGGAGGCTGGCCTTTCAGGCGCCCCACGGGTTGACCGCGGGACAGGCCGTCTCTTCGGCCGGAGAGATCCGGTTCGTCGCGGCGATCGTAGATGCCAGCACAGTGCAGCTCAGCGCGCCTTTCGCGGTGATTCCCGGATCCGGCGCACCTATCGGGGCGACGGTAAGTTATGCGCCCGCGACGGACCTGCCGAGCGTGAGCGTGTTCGACTACTGGAGCCCGTCGACTGCGGTTCAGCGAATGCTTTGCGGAGCTGCCGTAGACCATATGGAAATCCTGGTGAACGGCGACTATCACGAGTTTCACTTCAACGGCCTCGCCCAGGACGTTGTGGACAGCAGCAGTTTTTCCGCAGGTGCAGCGCAGCTTCAAAGTTTTCCGCCGGAGCCATCCTTTGGTGCATTTGATTATTCGATCGTGCCCGGACACATGGGACAAGCGTGGCTGGGGACCTCTCCCACTCGCTTCTTCACGATTACAAACGCCTCCGTTCTGCTGAAAAACGCTCTGGATACAAGGACTAGAGAATTCGGCTCGAGCCTGCCGCAAGCGATATCTCCCGGGCAGCGGTCGGTGACCGCCAGCTTCGATCTGTATGGGCTGGACGATACCACAACGATGGGGCTGTATCAGGCAGCGCGACAGCAATCGCCGATCACGGTGATGTTCCAGTTGGGCGAGCAAGATGGCCAAGTGATGGCAGTCAATCTGAAAAGTGTGATCCCCGAGGTGCCCGAATTCGACGACAGCCTTAACCGGCTGCAATGGCGTTTTCGGGCTTCGCGGGCTCAAGGAACCGTTGACGACGAAATAACCGTGGCATTTGCATGACCATGACATACGAAAGCGTGGTAGTAATTGAGTCGCAGGAAGCGTGCGGCGTAACGTTTACGGTGGCAAAGATGTCCTACGCGCGACGCGTAGAACTGATGCGAAAAATCCGCGAATTGGCCCGCAAACTGGAGTTTCTCGAGGCCAGCACCCAACCAGCCGACAAGATGGATGCGTCATTGCTCGAGGCAGAGATCAACCGCCTATATGTGACCTGGGGCCTGCGCGCGATCACGGGGCTAACTCTGGATGGCGCGGAGGCAACGCCGGAACTATTGGCGGAGGATGGGCCGGAAAATCTGTTCCGCGAAGTGCTTGCGGCGGTTCAAGGACAGGCAGGGCTTACCGAGGCGGAACGAAAAAACTGATTGTCGCCTTCCACTTTCAGTTTTCCAACCAGGCCGGTTGGAAGTGCGACGTCTGCCGGAAATCCGGGCTGGAACGTAAAAGGCGATGCGGGTTCCTGGCTCTCGGAGAAGATCACAGCGCTTCCGTGGTCTGGGCGAGGGGCGATGTCGCGCTAACGACTTGTCCGAAATCCTATGTCACCGCCGAGAGCACGACGTTGGTGGAGGACTTCTTGGTCCGCCGGCGTTTCGGCCGAATAGATTTATCGGAGTTGACCGCGCGGCAGGCAGAGGCATTCCTGATTCTGGCAGAAGCTTTGGCAGCAGAGACGAGAGATGGCAAGCAAGGCACAAGAAACGCTATTTGAACATTTCCGGGCGGTGAGCGCCGGCAAGGAAGCAGGCGTGCAACGTGCATCCACTTCCGAACACGCGACAACGATGCCGCAGCCTAATGTGACTAATAGAGGCGCCACGGGTCGAGGCACGGTTCCGTCGAGCAGGCCGGCAGCGGCTTCGTCGCGAGCCGGGAGCGCGCTTTCCTCCAGTGGGCCGTTACCATCTTCATCCGGGGTTGGAAGCGTACCTTCCACTTCGCCGGCACAGACTTCTTCGAGTGTTGAAAGCACCGTCCTTTCCATCGCGTCGAAAGTCTTCGACAGTGGAGTTGGTTTGATTCCGCTGATCGGCGGGCTCTTCGGTCTTTTTGGGGGAGGCGGGTCAGCAGCGCCTCCGCCGCTTGTGAAATACGCCATGCCGGAACGGCAGTATTTTACTGGGGCGGATACCGGTAATGGGTTCAGCCAGGCAGATTATGACCAGATGGGTATGCCGCGGGCGTACAACGCAGCGACGGCAGGCGATAGCACCCAGGGAAGCGCCGCAACCGCGCCTGGCGGAGGCGGAAGCACCGGCAGCAGTCCTGTTCATCAGATCACCGTGAACGTGCAGGCGATGGATGCCCAATCGTTCCTGGACCACAGCAACGAGATCGCGCAAGCCGTTCGGCAGGCGATGTTGAATCTCAGCTCGATCAATGATGTTGTGAACGAATTGTAATGGCGACTTTTCCCAAACTCAAGACCGGCGCGGTGGCCCAGTATCCGGCGACCAGAAGCCCCCGGTTTCAAAACCAGGTGCTACGGTTTATCGATGGCGCGGACCAGCGCTACCGGGACTCCGCCGGAGCGCTGCACGAGTGGGAAATCCGCCTGGACGAGCTCGATGAGAGAGAGATGGCCGCGGTGGAAGGTTTTTTTTCAGCCAACCAAGGGTGCTTTGGAAACTTTGAGTTCACGGACCCGTGGGACGGCCAAACTTATCCGAACTGTAGCTTCGCGGCCGATGAGCTGGACTTGATCTCACTGATGGAAATGCGCGGAAGGGCTTCCCTGAAAGTGATCGAGAACCGAGTATAAAGCATGTTGGTATACCCACAACTCACAAGCGGCGCTTTAGCGCATTTTCCGGTTCAGAAACGGCGGCGCATGCGGACCATCGTGAATGTCCTTGCCGACAGCACTGCCATCAAGCTTGCCGATCCACAAGGTGAAATCACCGAGTGGCAACTGGAGTACACCGGCCTATCCGATGACGAAGTAACCGCCTTACTGCAGTATTTTGCGGCCACGGAGGGGCGCTTAAATATTTTCACTTTTCTCGATCCCACAGCGAATCTGTTTGCCTGGAGTGACCAACTAGCGAATGCAGCGTGGAACAAAGGGCCGTTGCTTGCCGTTACTGGAGGAGTTGCGGACCCAATCGGTGGCACCAGTGCATGGCATCTCAGCAACTCCGGGGCTGGGCCGCAGAGTATTTCGCAGACCTTGCAGGCCCCGGGCGGTTACATGTATTGCAGCAGCGTATACGGCCGCTGTCCTCTGGCTACAACAGTAACGTTGTTGCGGGGTAGCGACCGAGCTGACCGGACCCTGGGCACGGATTGGAACCGGATCACGTTTTCGGGCCACGGCGACGCAACGGCGCAATCCGTGGAATTTGGGGTTGAAGTGCCGGCGGGCGGATCGATGGACATTTTCGGGTTGCAAGTGGAACCACAGGCCTCCGCTTCGGTGTACAAACCCAGCACGCAAGGCGGCGTTTACCCAAACGCGTACTTTCGGGATGACGTGCTTTCCTTTACGGCCACTGACGTAAACAGGCACTCGGCGACGATAAACATCACTCATGCCAACCGTCTATGAGCTGAAAGAACAAGCGGTCACGGATACGCCAGTTTTGGTCTTTGACTGCGTGCTGCCCGGCGGTCAGACCGAACATTGGTGTACCCACAAGTTAACGGTCGGCGCAACCGCGTACGCACCCAGGGTCCTCCAGCACAGCACGTTCGATATCCAGACCGCTTCCGACCAGGGTGTCGATGGAAGTCCTCGTATTTCGATCGTGCTGGCGAATGCCGACTCGCACTTTTCGGAAATTGAACGGGCGACGGGCTGGAAGGGCGCCAAGCTGACAGTCGGATTCCTCTTTTACGACTTGCGAAACCAGGCTCCCTTAACAGACACAGCGATCATTTTTCAAGGAATCTGCAATCCGCCAGACGAGATCCGGGAATCGACCTTCCGTTTGACGGCGGTTAACCGGATGAACCTGCAGCGTCTGCTCCTCCCGCCAATTCGGATTCAACGCCGATGCCCCTGGCAATTTCCGGCAACATTGAATCAGCGGACCGAAGCGGTAGATGGCGGTACCGACGGAAAGTATTCCCGGTACTACCGGTGCGGATACTCGGCGGACATTCCCGGGGGCACGGGGAATCTGAATAATGGGGCGCCGTACACCTCTTGCGCTTATACACGAGAAGATTGCCAGGCGCGCGGAATGCTCAATCGGTTTGGAGGAATCGAGTTCGTTCCGCCAGCCATCGCGGTCCGCGCCTATGGGAAGGACTGGCAAACATCGGCAGGATCCGTAAACCAAAGCAGATATAACGATTTCGTACCCATGGTCTATGGCACTGCCTGGATCACGCCACCGGTGGTATTCGCCCGCAATGACGGCAACTTGACCAGGATGGAAGTGTTGCTGGGAATCGGGGAGATGCTGGGAGTGCTCAAGGTCCTGGTCAATGACGTCGAAATTCCGCTAGGCGTGACCGGCACGAATATGACGGGCACCGGCTGGTACAACGTTCCTACGTTGGGAACACGTAATGGCGGATTCGATCTGAACTTCGTGGACGCCAGCAGGAATCCCAGCGGGGATCCGTACGGCAGCATGGCGTACCTGGTGGTGGTGGTCCCGACGCGCTTAAGCAGCGGGACGTCACTGGCTACGGTCAAGGTCCTGGCACAGGGTCTGAAACTGCCGGTATACGCGGCCGACGGGAGTTACCTGAGCGAGCAATTTTCGAGCAATCCGGCATGGGTCCTGCTGGATATTCTCCGGCGGACCGGATGGGCGGCCTCGGAAATCGACATTTCCACCTTCGCGGCAGCCGCGGCATTTTGCGATCAGCCGATCAGCGCCACGGATCTAAACGGCAACCCGATCACGCTTCCGCGGTTTCAGTGCAACCTGGTGTTACAAACCCGGCGCAGCGGCGGGGACGTGGTGCGCGGCATCCGAAACGCCGCCCGGCTCTACTTGACGTACGGACCTGCCGGGGTACTGCAGTTACGCGTACAGAATACGATCGCACTCGAGCAGGCTACCAAGCCCGCATGCTCCAACAGCACCGAGCCTCTGAATGGAGGCTGGCCGAGCTACGAATTTGGCGATGGATCCACGGGTATCTCAGGAATCCTGCGGCGCCCGAACGGGGAACCGAGTGTGGTGGTCTCGTCACGCAACACCGCCGATACACCGAACAGCTTGACCGTGGAGTTCCAGGACTCGTTGAATGGCTACCAGCAGGATAGTTATTCGATGGTGGATCCGGACGATGTGGCGCTGGCCGGTCAGGAAATCTCTACGACCCTGCAGGCGCTAGGGCTTCCGCATTATGACCAGGCGGCACGGATTCTGAAGTTCAATCTCGATAAGTCTATTCGCGGGAATACCTACATCCAACTCGACACTACGGTGAGGGCCCTCGGCATTCGGCCCGGCGACATGGTTACGGTGACCTATCTGAAGGAGGGGTTCAGTCGACAACCCTTTCGTGTTTCGAAGATCTCGCCGGCTACCAATTACCGGACTTCGACGATCACGGCACAGATCCATGATGACGCCTGGTATGCGGATACAAACGGACAGGGAGGGTCGGCCTCCGGCACGACACACCAGGGAGGCGCGGGAGTCGGCGTTCCGAAACCGCTGCTCGGCAGCGTATTGGACACCAACGGAGACATCCAATTTGGCGTAGAGGAAGTTACGGCTACCAGTAGCGATGGCACGACAGAGACCAGCGTATCCGTGAGTTTTGTTCCACCTGCCATTGCACCGGCCGCCGGCCCTGGCATGCCCCTTATCAGTCTGATTACCAGCGTCGGTTCCGGCGGGACGCTCACAGGGGGGCAGACGCTGTACTACGCCGTTTCCGGCGTGGATAGTGCCTTGCAAGAGAGCGTTCTCTCTTTCATCGTGCGAGCGGTCATCGTGAGTAATGGAAGCCGCGTAACGCTTTCCAGTCTAAGTTTTGCATCAGGCACCCAAGCGTTCCACGTCTACCGGGGCGTGACGCCGGCGCAGTTATTTCGTATCGCCTCGGACCAGCCAGTGGCGAGTCAGTTTACCGACGGCGGCCTTGCCAAACAATTAATAGCGCCCCCTGACGCCAACTTCGACCACGCCAACTTCTATTGGCGAATGGAACTGCAACCGGAGAGCGCGGCAACCGTATACTCCGCGACAACGGCCGGGAACGGCACGTTGGCAATGGCACTGAACCGTTATCGCGGCATGACCGCGCGGATTACCCGTGGCACTGGCGAGGGGCAAGAGCGAGCGATCACCGCAAATGATGCGACTACGCTGACCGTGGCGCCGCCTTGGGACCTCGCGCCGGACGCCACCAGTTTCTTTGTGGCGGCAGAGGCAGGATGGCGTTTTGGGGCACAGACGAAGAGCAGCCCGGTGCAGTTTGCGATCTTGAATCAGTCGGGAGCGGTGGTGCAGATCAGCGGCCGCGCGGCTAATGTGAACGACCTTGAATGCGAACCGCAGCTCTCAACCGTGACACGCTGGACGATCGGGGGCTTTGGAACGGCCGACGACGACGTCCCTCCGTCGCCTTTCTTCGGGCTGGGCGCCGGTCAACGCGGGGGCACGCTGGAGCTGAACGGTGTCTCTTTCACGAACTTGACCAACACGCGAGCGATCTCCGCTGCTACCCTTACCTTGCATTATTGGGATGAATTGCAGCCGACGCCGGTCAGTCTGCTGACAACCGCCTTAGGAACTGGCGATACAGTGTTGAGCCTGAGCTCTGCGGGACCCGGCCAGCCCGGCAGCATCATTCAACTTGATGCGGAAGTGCTCCGCGTCGAAGCAGTGACCAATAATGGTACGCAGTATCAAGTAACTCGCGGAGTGCATGGAAGCCCGGCGAGCGCTCACACGGTAGGCACGCCGGTTTATCACCTGCTGGGCAAAAGCGTAATCGCACCTTTCCCGCCGGAATTCTTCGGGAGCCCGTACAGCGGGAGTTGGAGCTACCCGGTTCTTCTGCCAAACGTGCGGATAGCAAGCGCCGAACTGTTTGTCACAAATAATCGGGGCAGCAGCCCGACCACAACCATTTGCCTGACGAGTACAACGGACAACGGGCTACGCACCCTTTCCGGTGGACAAATCGACTTGACGGTGGACGGCGTGGTCGCAATCGAAAGCAACGCCGTGCCGGCGGCGACACTGCCGCGATCAAGCAGCGTGCGGAACATCTTCGCAACCGTGGAGCAGGCTCCCGGCGGGTCTCCGCTGACCTGCGTGGTAAAAGCGAGCGGGACTGCGATCGCCACTCTGACGATTCCTACTGGGCAGGTCGTGTCCAACACCATGGACATGACGACTAATCCAAGCGTGATGGGGCTGGTAATTCCCGCGGGACAGCCAATAACATTGGACATTACGGCCGTCGGATCGAGCTATCCGGGGAAGCGTCTGACGGCAACCGTGAGGTTATAA